CTTTATTTGTATCAATATTAAGTTTTGATTGATTATTTAAAACAGTAAAAGTACCAGTTAAAGATTGATTTTTTATCAATCCACCAGATATACCAGTAATTGTATATGGAACTAATGTATTATTTTCAACATTTTGTGTTATTAAATTAACAATAAAAGATTGACCTTCTGTAATTACAGATTTTGATGAAGTCAAATAATATTGCTGTTTTCCTGTTTGTGGTTTGTTTAATTTATTAACAAAAATTTCTACCGATTTATCGTATTCTGGTAATGAGAATGTTAAGATTTTAGAATCATCAATCACATTTTTAAATGTATCAATAGTTATTAAAGATTTGTTATCTTTAATAACTAAATTTCCAGTTAAACTTTGATTGATTGCTTTATTGCTTATTCCTGTAATTTCATATTTAACTAATGTGTTGTCTGGTATATTATTACTAGTCGCATAGACATTAAAATTATCACCTTCATTAATTGAATTTTTTGATGAAGCAATATTGATATTTTTTATAAGAAGTTTTCCAGCAGAAGAAGTTGTTCCTATTCCAGGAGAAGGGGGGTTTATTGTTCCAGCAGAAGAAGTTGTTCCTATTCCAGTTGTATAATTTCCAGGACAATATCCAGATCCAGGAGTTAAAACAACAACGCTTTGAATGACCCCATTATCATCTGCAATTGCTTTTGCTGTTGCTGATGATCCGTGATTAGTATTGTCTATAATTGCAACTGAAGTTTCTTTTGCATAACCCAATCCACCACTAATAACTTCAACAGAAAATATAGAACTATTATCACCAACAATTGGAATTAAACTTGCACCATTTCCGGTTCCTACCACTTCTGCTATTGGAGGAATACAATACTTATAAGTATATCCAAAAGGAGTTATAATATCAGATTGATTTTTTGGATTGAAAGTTGCTTCATCGCATTGTGAAAAATTAGAGTTTCCTCCTCCAAATAAAGTCATGCTTGCGATTGCACCTTCTATGCTTCCAAGAGAACCAGTTCCTCCTGTTAAAGTATTTACCGTTCCAAGTACTCTATCTATATGACCTTGATTAACAACTTGATTATCTACAATTGGATTTCCATTTTCATCTTCTTTTCTTGTGAAAATTTGGTTTCCTTCAGTTAAATAATCAGCAGTATAAACTCCATTACCAGAATCAACTCTACCTACAAGTTGTTTTAATTTTATATCACCACCAATAGCATCGGAAATTTTTGTTAAATCATTACTAACCCCTTTTAATACATCAACATTTTTTAATTGCTTTTTCCAATTATCTGTAGATATTTTAAGAGCTGCTGAAGTTGATGATATCCATTTACTCGGTTGAGTGCATTTAATTGAACCACAATCACCTATAAAACTAAAAATTTCTTGGGCAAGAGTGCTTGCTTGATTAAGAATATTAAGAACACTACTAATTCCACCAGTCAGCCAATTAATTCCAGAAAGAATTGGTTGAAGTGCGTTATCAATTAAATCAAATAATTTAGCAAGAATTCCAGAAGTAAATTGTTCTGCTGCACACAAAGATGGATTTACAATTTTACCAATCATTCCAGTTAACATATTGATAATAAAATCAATAATCTCATCAATCAAATTTTCAAATAAGCAATAAATGATTTGTAAAATATTTTTTGTTGCTTTTTTTGCTGGGGCATCAACTGCTGCATGAGCTGGATTTGTTTTTTTATTTAATCCAAGAACCTTTTTAAATAAACTTACAATACATTTAAAAAGGGAACTTCTAATAGAATTTATAATTAATTTTACAATTCCGCCAATTTGTCCTGCGACTGATTTTATTGAACTTGTTATATCTACAACTTTGTTTAATACTGGATTTATAAATCCAGTAATACCGAGTTCTAATATACTAATTCCTCCAATAAAATCTTGAAGTATCTGTGTAATTCTTCCAATAAAATCATTTTTACAAGGACTTGGTTTGACGAGTTGCATTGTATTTATAATTTCAAATTTTTTAGCACCAAGACTACAATAACCGCCTGGAGTATAGGTATGAATAATACTACCACCTGTTACTCCAATTCCAGTTGTTGCATTTTTTGGGTCAATTGGACTTGTACTAGGAGCATTTCTTGATAAAGTAGAATCTGTATTTAATATTGCAGTTTGAAATTTATTAGCACCTTCTTTTTTTGCTTCCTCTTCAGTAAAACTTGCTGGAACATTTGCATGACGATGAAGTAATCCAATAATTACAGGTTGTTGTCCATCATCTCCATCTAAAAAGAAACCAATACAAGTTTCCCCACCTTTCAGTTGTTGTGTTTTTCCATATATTGCATTTCCTCCTGTTGCTTCTAACATCACAGTAGCCCAAGGAAGATCATTTTCAGGAAGAGTATTATCAAAAGGATGATAACCTATGATTCTAACTTTACATCTAAATGCATCTTCACCACTAAATGATTTATCTTGATTTATATTATACCAAGTTGATGCTTCGGCTACTCGTCCGATCCACCAAACAAATCCATCTCTTCCAATATAATTTGATTTAAATAATGTCCCTTCAATACTCATAGGTCATATTCTCTACATTCAAGTGCATTTGGATTTAAATTACAATACAATTGTAAATGTGTTGGGATTTCTTCTTTATCTGGATTATTATTTTGATATTGTAAAAGTTCTTGAAGATAAGTTTCAAGATACCTTTTTCTCTGTTTATTTATTTCAGGATTGTTAAGTTCTTCGCAAATGCTATTAATAAATTCTTGTAATTCCATTTTTAATTACTGATTAGTTGCTCCGTAAAAACCATAACTATCACGAACTAATTTTAAGCTCGTAACTAATTGCTGTGCTTCAAAATGATGATGTAAATTTGCGATCAAATAATTACCACTTTGTTGTTCATCTGCTTCTTTATTATCAGATCTTTCAACACTTTGAAAAACCACTCTTATAATATCTCCTACTTTCAAAGTTATATTCACAGGTATCACAATATTTAGTGCTTGGGTGAACAATAAATTATATCTTGAATAAGCCATCGCAGTATCAGCACTATTGATTTCTTTAATCCCAGTTGTTCCATCTGGTTTCAATGCCCCTCTACTTGAAGTTGAAACCATAACACGAGAAAAAGATTCACTAAATTTAGAAATAGAAAGTTCATCATTACCCAATTTATTTTTAAGATGATCTTTCAATCTATATCCATAGATGTCTAAAGTTTGAGTATGTAAATCATAAAAATAGTTTTTATTCGCATACATACCAACTCTTAAACTTTTAAGTAAATCAATATTTTTTTCAAAATAACATTCTTTAATCGTAAAGTTTTGATTTAAATTATTTGCTTCAATAATTCCAGGATTATATGTATAAGTTGGAATATTTTTTTTATTAGAACTTGAACTTTCTAATTGAGTATTTGAAACTAAACTATCTAAACTACGAAAATGAAACCCATCTTTATTTTCAAAAAATAAAAATCCTGCAGTTCCTTTTGCCTCTCCTGTTTCTCCTGAACCTGAAGTTCCTTGAGGTCTTCCGGTCAAAGGAACAGATTTAGTAGATAACCAAGTTAAAATATGAAAAGGTTTGCGATTATTTCCAATAAAAGAATACGCATTATATGTTTTCTCAATTGTTCCAATTTTAGATCTTGGAACTTTTAAATCATCAGTTAAAATTTTTCTTACATTTAGATCAATTGAAACTTCTGGATATTTTCTTAAACATCTAACCGTTTCATTAATTAATCCTTCTCCAGAAATCAAGTATAAAGTAAATACTTCAACTGTTGCAGTTTGTCTAATATCAGTAACTTTATATACATACATCTTTTTTTCACCATCTACAAAAAATTTACCAGAAGCAACATCAATATCAACTGATAATCCTTCTCCACCACGAATTGGAAGAATATTCAAAATAGAATATGTCGTCATAATATTTGCAGTCATCATAATACAAGGGGATAAAATATCCTCATAATAATCAAAACTAAGCAAAGAATTAGTAAGATCAAATGATTTTTTACCATCTAAAGAACTGATGATAAATTTATTTGGACTATAACTTTGTACTGCTAAAGACATTATGATCCAGAAAGATTTGTGAGTAAAACTAATTTCATAAAACTATTTACCACTTCTCCTACATCTAAACCACCTGAAGGCATACCACCTCCCCCTCCACCACCACCTCCCGTTGGAACTGGAACTGGAACGACTTGTTGTCCTTGTTGTTGTGATGATTGATTATTTAAAACAACCACATGATTCCCCTCAGAGGGTTGCCCTTTAGATCGTGGAGATACTGGGGCAACAGCAGCAGGAGGAGATGCTGGTCTGATACCTGGAACATCAACGGTTTGAATAAATGATCCTGATCCAACTGAATGCATTACATTAGATGGTGGGTTTCTTGTTCTTGGTGCTGGTGCTGGTGGTTGAGATGACGATCCTCCTCTTGATGAAACCGATGCTCTTAATAGTTTAAGAGCAAGGTCGGTTGTTGCTGGTCCATATCTATTTGCCTTAGCTTCACGTAAAAAATTACGAAGTGATGGATCATCAATAGCACCAAGTTCAACAATTGTTCCTCCTTCATCTGGAATAGCAAGATCTCCTGATTTAAAATTTTGTGGGAAAAAACTAAACAAAGACCCAAGATTATTATCAAGTTTAGTTCTGTTTCTAGAAATAACACCAGATCTTCCTCCCCCACCACTCTCATCTAAATGGAGTTCTACAAATTGTTTTCCTTTCCCTTCGATTTCTCTTGTAGTTCCTCTCATCCCTTGAGCACCTGTTGTTCTAGTTATATTGTGGAATCCAATTCCAGGATATAATTTAGGATTTGCAGAAACTATTTTTTGCATAGCTTCTATAAGATGCATAGTTGCAAAAGATTCAGTTACACCAGTTCTTGGATCAGTAGCACCTTGAACGGGCAGTCTATCATCTCCAAGAAGTCCTCCTTTATGATAAGCAGCATGACCAGCACCAAAAATTATATCTCCAACAGAAGAACCTTGAGATGTTGGTGCTCCTGATACTGCTGTTAATGTTTGATTATTATTACTATTTTCAGATTGTCTTTTTGCATCTTCTACTGATAAAGGAGAAGGAATTCTATTTTTTCCCGTTCCTATTTGTAATGGATTTACTGGGACATTATTTGGACGAATTTCAAAATGCAAATGAGTTTGGTCGGAACCATTTCTTATCCAAGGAATCAATGTTCCAATTTGCTGTCCTCCATAAACAATATCTCCTACTTTTACAGAACTGTTAAGGTGAAAATATCTTGTAATTAATCCTCCACCATGATCTATTGCTATTCCAGTATTTTCAATATCACTTCCATTTCCCATAACACTAATGACTTTTCCAGTTTTATAAGCAACCACTGGGGCATTTGCATCTCCACTAAATTTAACTAAATCCAATCCTTCGTGAGTGTGTCCTGTTCTTGGGGCTCCAAATTGTTGTCCTGATTCTGTTCCTTCTTGTCCTCCTGGCAGCGGAAAGAATGTATCTCCACTAATTGGACCTTTATATGGATCAGTAGGTGTAGGTGATGGTGGATATGTAATAGGTTCTTGAAAACTTCCTGTATCTTCTTGGCCCGTTTGTCCTGGTTTCTTTCCTGATATTACAGTACTCATACCACCAGCAAAACTTTCAAATTTACTTACAACTTTATCAAACTTATTAGTAATATCAGTAAAAGTAATTTTTTTAGATGCTGCTTCTCTTTGTTTCCTTTCTTGTTCTTTTAATCTTGCTTTTATTTTATCATCATCAGTTTTATCTGTACCATTTTTACCTTTTGATTTATTTTTTTCTTCTTCTTTATCACTTTGCCCTGTTATATCTCTAATAAAATTAGTAGCAGATAATCCAATAGATCCAGCAGCAGCCAATTGACTTGATAGAAGAATTGCTCCAGCAACTGCTTCTCCTGCAGGAGGAGGAATCAACAATGCTGCAGCCGCAAGACCAGGGGCAGCAAATTCAAACGCATCCAATCCACCAGTAATATTATCAATCATAGATCCAAATTTATCTCCCTTTTTATCCCTATCTTTAGCACTCATGAAGCTTGCTACTGCTCCAATTCCAGGAATAGCTTTCGTAAATGCCCCAAATAATTTTCCACCGACTGGTGCTGCCCCTTTGGCAGCACGAAGAATATTATTCCCTCCTTTTAGTATTCCTGATCCTGTTCTTAACCCTTTTCCTGCTTCAATCCCTCCTTCCAATACTTTTGTTGCCTCACCTCCCATTTTTCCAACTGCTTTTGGAATGGAATTTTTAAGAACATTCGCAGCAATACCAAGACCAGCACCACCAATCAATACAGGAGCAAGAAATCCTGTAATTTTTCCAACTGGAATAACTTGTTTAACTAAATCAAATCCAACTCCACCAGCAAGTAAAGAAATACCAAGTAAAGCAGCAGCACCAGCACCAAAACCTCCAAGTAATCCATCATTTAAAGAAAGTCTTTCAATTTTCTTTTTAGTTGGTAGTTTTATCTTTGCTAAATCTTTATTACTTGTTTCTAAAAAATATACAAAAGATTGATAGTCCTTTGCTTTTTTAGTCAAAGACCTATTTGAACCTACAATATTATTTGCGGCAGAAAGAACTGGAGAAAAAAGTGCGGTGCTATTCATTATCCGTCAATAATATTATAAGTTAATCTTGAATAAAATACTAAGAAATTATCTGGATTTTTGGGTGAAGGAAACGGAACACTTGGACCATTTTTGGGTGGTGATGGTAAAGAAATAGTTCCACTTCCAGATGGTTTAGAAGGTTGTTGTGCTTGTCCTGTGTTTATAACAGATACATTTGGTGGAGATGTAGTAGATTGTGCTGCTTGTGTTAGTTGTGCTGCTTGAGGTTTTTGATTTGGTGCTGGTTGAACTACTGATGGTCTTGTGGGTGATGTTGGTCGTGTTCCTGGTGGTGGTGCTGGGTCAACAACGGTATGAATAAATGATTCTCCAGGTCCAACTGAATATGCAGCAGTTCCACTATCACCTGTTCCTGTTCTTGGTCGTGTTCCTGGTGCTGGTCTTGTTGGTGATGTTCCTGCTCTTGTTCTTGATGCCGGTTGTTGAGATGATGCTGGTTGTGTTCCTGGAGGAGGAAGAGTTGGTGCTGATGGAACATTAGATTGTCCAGATAAATATCTTCTTGCTTGCGTTTGTACTGCTTGCGGTTGAGCCTGTGATCCACCAGGCAAAGAGGGCCAAGTTCCTTTCAATAAAGAATCTGCTTTATCGTAATCTCCTGCTAATATAGCATTATATGCAGGTTTATTGTACGCATATATCCAAGACATAGTTGCTTTTGAAGCAGTACCAAAATCCGAAGAACGTGGACTCAATCCCCCAGAGGCTTTAGTTGCTTCCTGGTTAAATGCATTAAATGCTTGATAATATCCAGTACCTTCGGATCCTTGTGCATTAGGAATATTCCTCAATCTAGTTTCAAGATAACTAAGTCTCGTCAAATACTTAGCCATATTTTTTGACATTCCAGTATCTAAAATAGATTGAGGAACTGTTGCTGATTCTCCACCACTAGGATCACCACCTCCATCCCCAGGACCAGCACCACCTCCACCACCACCTCCAGCACCAGCAGAAGAACCAGAAGTTCCACTTCCTCCTTTACTGCTACCAGAAGAAGGTCCTGATGGTCCTTTTTTCATCAATCTATCAATTGCCTTATCAAATCTATCAAGAATTGAATTGAACTTATCTAAAATTGTTCCTGGAATATCCATAGGACTTCCATCAGGTTGAACTTCTCCCTCTTGTTCTCCAGGTTTAGAAAGACCACTTATTGCTGCTGCTGTTCCTGCAACTGCTAATCCACCTGCCAATATTTTTCCTGGTTTTCCAAGTTTTGGTAAAAATTTACCTATTTTAGAAAGTATACCACCTTCTTCTGCTACTCTTGCTCCACCTCCTACTGCTCTTCCCAGTCTTCCCAATCTTGATCCTTCTTCCACTCCTTCTTCTGCTGCTTTTGCTCCCTTAAATCCTTTAAATCCTTTAAATCCTGGAAATATTTTACGAATTAATCTTGTAATATATCCACCAACAACTCCTCCAATCAATCTACCAAGCAATCCAATAATACCTCCACCACCACCTCCTCCACCACCAGAAGTATCAATTCCAGACAACTGCTTAAAAATTTTGATTATTGCCTTTCTTAATGCTTTTGCAATATCAAAAGTTTCAGTAAATATAAGTTTTAAATTTTTTATATTATCTCTAATTCTATCTAAGTTTTTCTTTGAACCAAAAAATGTAACGAATGCAAGTGCCTCTTTTACTTTATCAAGTGCTCCAGAAATAAAAGAAAATAATCCTCCACCTTGTTCTTTTTTATTAGATGAACCTAAAATATTTTTTATAATATTAGTATTCAATACATTTGATGTTTTTTTATCACCAATATTAGTATTGAATACATTTGATGTTTTTTTATTGCCTAAAATATTTGTTGTATTATTAGTTATACTTGGAGTTAATGTTTCTAATAAACTCCCCATTCCCGAAGGTTTTGGTGCTACCCCAGGTCGGTTAAATCCAACAATCTTATTTGCAGCAGTAGAAGCAATAGAAGATCCTAAAGGAATATCTCCAGAAATTAATTTTAGTGCTGTTTCTTTTGTTGGAGTTTGATTTCCTACAATACTCTCTGGGTTTATTCCACTAAATTGTGCTAAAGAATCTCCTTTTTCCTTTAACATTCTTGCTGAATAATCAGAAGGTTTTTCGCCACGATAAAAAGTTCCCTTTGGAGTATATCTTCCAATCGTTGGAACTCCAAATCCTCCATATGATTGTAGTCCTGGCGATTGTTTAAGCATTTGCTTCTTGTCTTGCTTTTAAGTTTTCTTCTTCAATAAACTGCCTTAAGAATTCAACATAAATGTCCCTCTCCCAAGGGAGCAAATTTTCTATCTCAGTCAAAGAATATTTATGATGTTGCATTAAAGAGAAATTAAGCCGATAATATGCCTCAACATCCATATGAGACATTGTTAGCCGAAAAAACTTGTAAGACCCTCTAACGTTACATCACTTTCAATTCCAGTATTTGGGTTTCTTACTTTAAATGTATGAGCAAGTTTAGGCATTGTATTAAAGAACTTTTCAATTTCTTTAAACTGACTTGAATTGAATGTTTCAATCCAATCTAAAATTTCTTTCTTCGTACAATCTGATGCCGACCAAGATTCATCAGCACTATAAACCATATCAATACAAGAAGAAATTACATCAAATGATTTATCAATCACAGAAGCATCATTACCACTAAAATCAAAATTGTTTTTAATAAATTGATCTAATGAAGGATACTTCATTTTAAGAACTAAAGTATCAGATAATTTAATTTCATTATTATGTTCCGGGTCTTTTTGAACTTGAATTTCATCAACATAAATTTTTACAGGAACCTCGGTTGTTCCATCATCTCTACAAGTTATAATCAGTTCAATTGCTTCACCAATTGATTTTCCACGAACATTTAAGAAAATATATTCAATATCAAAAGTTGGAAGTTGTTCTACTTTAATTCCTTTTGTGAGAATACAATCTTTTAGAACTTGCTTGATTGTATTTGTCATCTGCTTAGTATCTTCACTCTCCAATGCTAAAATAAGTAATTTTTCTTCTTTAACTAAAAATGGACGATACTTAATTGTCTTTCCAGTTGATGGTAAAGTCAATTCATATTGTGGTACTACGATATGAGGAAGTGGCATTTTTTTAATTCAAATCATTTAATTTTATTTAGTCTTCAAATCTAACTCTTAAACTAGTATCAATTCCTCTCGATTTTTGATAAATTGTCAATGGTCCTGATGTAGATACATAATTCGTAGTTAAACACATCCATTTCATAGTGTTTAACTTTTTAACTTGATTTTTTCCAAGTTCTTGTATATGTCCAGTTTCTTTATTTTTATTTCCACTTTTTTGCCGATATCTATTCTTTGTTCTTTTGAAAAACTATGAATTCCTGTTTTATTTTTATATGCTTCATTTCCGCTTGTTTTTCCTCCTTTACTTCTTGCACTATGTCTTTCACTTTCATTCATATCAAACAATCCTAATTTATTTTCATAACATAACTTACCATACTTTTTCCCAAGTTCTTGTATATGTCCCATTTCTATATTTCTTTTGCCTAATTTTTCTCCATTTTTCTTTCTAATTTCTTTAGAATATATTCCCAATCCCAATTTTTTTTGAGTTTCCCTTCCCTTATCACCATCTATTTTTATTTGTTCTTTAGATCTTGAATATAATCCTATATTATTTTTAATTTGATTTTGTATTCCTTTTCTGCACATATCTGATGATATTATACCACCACAATTTTCATTTAAACAATTTGGATCATTTAAAACAAATTTGATTAATCTATTTTCAACTATATTTGCTTCTTTTCTAGAACCAAAATACTCTAATATTTGTTTTTTTGGAATATAAAAATCCCAACACCATTTATGAGTTATTGGAGAACCCATATAATATTCATTATATTTTTGTTCTTTATGACTTCCATAATAATAATATGGAACCTCTTCAAAGGTAATCTTATACGTATAAATACGTGGTTGCATAACTGCTCTTAAACTGGTGGTTATTATTATTTATATGAGAATTGGAGCAGAAATGCTCCAATTCTCCCTGAAAAGAACCACCAGTTCAGGCATTAATATTTATAATGTCCTTAATACAATTCAGGTTTTAGTTATTTAGATATTAAAATAAAGGTTGAATATATTGATTTCTTGCATCTGAAAGAGGATTAGATCCTCCTATATAATTTCCGTCCTTATCAACATTTTTTCTAATATTATCAATAGGATCAATTGGTTGCCCTTGTCCTCCTGATACTGGATTACTATCTTGTGAGGTATCAGAATTGTTATTGCCAACAGAAAGAGAAGTAGAACCAGTAAGAGGAGTTTCTATTGCGGATAAAGCAGATGTAGAAGTTATATTATTAACAAATTTTCTCTCATTGTTAAGAGTGATCCCATCGTGTTTCATTACAATATATCGGGCATAACTAAAATTAACAGTCGTTTTAGTAATTGTGCTTCCTTCATAAGAAAGTGGAAGTGCCGTAAGATTTGTAGGAAAAGCATCAATAAATTGATATGTTAATGAAGAGGTATCTTGTTTTCCTCCTTTTGAATCACTAAAATTTCTTTCAAATTTAGTAATTCCTATTGTTTTTTTATATAAGTTTGGATACTTAAATCTGAAAAAAGAATTACTATCCATATAATTTGAATTTCTTTGTCCGCCAGGATCTCCATTATAAGTTATTCCGTCACTATGAAGAGGATCTATAAAATTCATCCATTCCTCAAATAAACGAATTAATTTATAATTAGCATCAACATAAAAGGTTAAATTAAAATCACTATATACTCTTCTTGTTGGAAATCTTTCAATAATTCCTTGACGACTTCCATATTCCTCAGCCATATCAAAAGTAGAACCAGGAAGAACTGCTTCAGAACATAAAAAATCATATCTAAGTATATCATTTTTTTCTAACAATTTACATCTTCGTAAATGAGAAATTAAATCTCCTGAATTTTGGCTAGAAGTGCTTAAAAACAAAGAAACCTTAAATTGACTTGTGAGAGATAACGCATCAAAAATGTTATCCCTCAGGTCATTCATATTTACACGAAAAGAACCTAAGTTATATGGATTACTAGCCATCTAAATACGTAAAAGGTGTCTATACTATGTATGCCCCATTCAGATGATAAATCATATAAACAAGGGAAGTTTCGTCCAAGACATCCAGAAAAATATGGTGGAGACCCTACAAGAATTATTTACAGGTCTTCTTATGAACTTAAGTTTATGGATTATTGCGACTTAAATGAAAGTGTGAGTTCCTGGAAAAGTGAAGAATTTTTTATTCCTTATGTTTCTCCAATTGATAAAAAAGTTCATCGTTATTTTCCCGATTTCTTTGTAAAATATAAAGACAAAAATGGAAATATAAGAACTCTCGTAATTGAAATTAAACCACAAAAAGATTTGAAAGAGCCAGATTCAAATCCAAAAAGAAAAACAAAATCTTGGGCGTATTCAGTTAAAACTTGGGCAATCAATCAGGCAAAATGGAAATACGCAAAAGAATGGTGTGAAGATCATAATTATGAATTTAGAATTCTAACAGAAAAAGAATTATTCGGAATAGAAAAATGATAGCAGAAGAACTATTAAAGCAAGCAGGAAAAAAATATAGAAGCACAGATTGGTGGGTTAATTCACTAATGAATGAGTTATCAAATTATCAGAAAGAAGATATCAATCAGGAAGACACTGGATTTATAGAGCCAGGAGATTTTATTTTTTTTCTTTATAATGCGAAGTATCCACAGAAATATCAGTTCTGGGATTTACATCCATTAGTATATGTATTGGAAATTGATATGAGTAAAGGATTATTTCTTGGTTCAAATATTCATTACTTAAATCCAAAGTATCGCTCAGTTGTTGTAAATTCTCATCTAAATACAGATAGTATAATGTATGTTCCTCGGAAAACTTTACATAATTATCTTTTTTCTGGTGTAATCACTGAAATGTTTAAAATTCCAAAAGGTGAATGGGAAGGTATTTCCCAATTACCAACAGAAAAATTTGTAGATAAAAGAGGACAACCAGTATTTAAATCAAAAGTTTGGAATTACCCAGACGACTCATCTTCTCCATAAATGGCTCCTATACTCTTAAAAGATGCGTATTACACAACCGAAACTGGTTCAATTCCTTTTACGGGAGTTCCAATTGGGTACGGTTTGAGATATGATCCAAGTACAGGAGATTATGAATTAAAACAAAGAGGTCTAGCTGGAAGTTATGATATAGGAATTGGATTAGCAACTTTTTATAAAAATGGGAGTTGGACAAGTGACGCTATAAGAGATCCAAAATTATTTACAAATAACGATCCGTCTAAACCAACTGCACTTGCAAATCAATTAAGTGAAGATATGCGCAAAAAAGTAAATGCTGCATATTTAATAGGTGGAGGACAAAATAAAGGATTAAAAATAAATCCAACAGCACAAAATCCAACTGGAACAGCAGGAGTTCAAAATTATTCTCCAGGAACGGCACCACCAGTCAACGTACCAGGAATTACAACACCACCAGGTCAAGGAAATGTATTAGACGCATTTCTCAATCCCCTTGGAGCAATTGATAAAATTGCTGAAGAATATGCATCTACACCAGGAGATGCTATATTAAAATCTTTTAAAGTTTTAAAATATCCTTCTGATATTTTAGATTCAAAACAAGATATATTAATGATTCAACAATTTAGATATTCACCACCAAGAAAAAATATTTTTGATGACCCAGCAAAAATTATCACTGAGGGAATTCAAAGATTGAGTGCGATACAAGGTCCTACACTTTCAACAGTAATTTTACCAATTCCAAATAATTTACAGGACTCCAATAATGTAAGTTGGGGACCAGATAATATGAATAATTTGACTGCTGCTGTAGCTGGAGATGTGTTAGCAAATGTTCCATCTACAGCAGGATCAGCCGCACTTGGCGGTATTCTTAGTGGTTTACTTGGAACAGGAGTTAAAAATGGAGCAGAATTAGGAGTAAAAATTAGTATTATAACTAAACTATTACAACAATATGGACAAGGAAATAAAGATAATGCAAATGCGCTCGCAGGAACTGCTATTGGAAGTCAATTACTAAATATGGCAGGATTTGAAGTTTCTCCAGAAAGTATTTTAGCAAACAGAGCAGGATTGGTTCCAAACTCAAATCTTGAATTGCTTTTTAATGCTCCAACTCTTCGTGAGTTTAGATTTGATTATAGAATGAGCCCAAGAAGTGAAAAAGAAGCAACTATAGTAAAGCAAATCATAAGATCATTTAAGCAGGGAATGGCTCCAAGAAAAAAATCCTCTTCTGCTGGAAGTGCCTCATACTTTTTAGCAACTCCAAACGTATTTAAACTTACATATAAAACTGAAGGAAAAACTACTATTGAAGGATTGAATAAGTTCAAAATATGTGCTTTAACTGGATTTAGTGTAAATTATACTCCAGATGGACAATGGGCTGCTTATGATAGAGGGCAACCAGTTTCTTATATGGTCTCTATGTCTTTTAATGAATTAGAACCCGTTTATGAAAATGATTATCAAGAAAATATTATTCCTGATTTATTACATAAAGATTTAGAACCAGTATCAATAAACGATGTAGGATACTGATATGTCATATTTCAAAGAATTACCAAATATAAAATATACAGCAAATTTTCCAAATCAGTCATTTAATACTGATACGGTTAATGTAAAAAATATTTTCAGAAGAGCAAAACTTCGTGAAGATATTTTAAATGCTGTAACTGCTTTTGATTATTATTATATCAAAGATGGTGAAAGACCAGATGTACTTGCTAAAAAGTTTTATGGTGATGAAGAACTTGATTGGGTTATTTTAATCGCAAATAATATTACTGATATTAATGAACAATGGCCTTTAAATAACGATACTTTCTATAAGTATTTGATAGACAAATATGGAAGTGAAGAAAACTTACAAAATTTAAAATATTATGAAAGTACAGAAGTTAGAGATGAATACAATCGTCTCGTTCTTCCAAAAGGATTAAATGTAGAATTTGCTGCTGTAAAACCTGAACCTTTTATTTCAAAAGCAGGAGTAAATCAATATACACTGTCAAGTTTCATATTAATAAATGAAACTCAAGTAACAGTTAATTTAAATCAAATTGTACCTGTAACTACAAGAGTACAACCGAATGTAAATCATTTAGTTACACAAATTTTTGTCAGTCCTATAATCAGAGGATTATCAATTTCCACTCTTTCAATTTTAAATAGAAAATCAAGTTATACTAGCATTAACATAAACAATAATTTAACAAACTGGGCTGCTTCTTGGGGAGGAACTCTTCCCATAAGATTAAGAGATGGAACAGATGCAATTTTTACAATTTCGGATGTAATTGGTTCAAGTTCTATAAGTATTCCATCATACTTATACACAATAAATAATGTAAATGGTCAACCAATATTTTCTTTCACTCCAGTAAAACCATAAACTATGTCTAATCCATACCCAGGAATTACTGTTAATTTTGGAACTAATTCATTTTCAGTTAATTATTTGAATACACAAAATAATGTTATTAAAGATTCTAATTCAAATACACCAATTACAAATTATGAGTATGAAGTAAGATTGAACGAAAATAAAAGAAAAATTTTAATTCTTAAACCACAATACTTATCAGTATTTGTTTCTGATATGAGAAATATTATGAAATATACAGAATCTTCACAATATATTGATCAAAAAACAATTGGAACTTATAATCCAAACTTAACTGGAATGTAAAAAATCCTCTCGGAAGAAACCTCCCGAGAGGATAAAAATTAAATTATATTCAAATCATTCAGCAGCAAGACGAGCAAAGTAGTTCAGAGTTTCGTCTTCATCATCTTCAAAAGATTTTGATTTAGAAGTAGAAGGAAGAGAATTAAGTTCCGAACGAAGTTCCTCGGTTAGAGGAGGAGAATTATCTTCATCGTCTTCTTCATCAAAACTTGATTTAGAAACCTGTTTTTTATTTCCAAGAACATAATCCAAACGCTTTTTCAAGTCTTCATATGACTTAAAGGTTTTAGGATCATTAAATTCATTCAAATTGACGATTGACTTATAGATTTTTTCCAGTTCATCATCGTCATCAAGAAGAACAGAAGGTTCAGAAAATTCAGATTTATCATAATTCCAGTAACCATCTTTTTTCACCAGTTTCAGTTTAAAATTAGCACCTTTCCAGAAGTCAAAAGGATTGATTGGTTCTTCATCATCAAACTCTGGCTTCATCGCAGCACTAATTTTATCAAAAACCTTCTTACCAAACTTATAAAGGAAAACTCGTCCTTCATTCGCAGGATTTGCTGGGTCTTTTACAACATAAATGTTCGCATAATAAGAAAGCTTACGCTTACGATCACGAACAATATTTTGATTATCCTTACTTCCAGTATTCCAAAGTTCTCGGTTTGCTTCACAAATTGGACATTGTTGTCCCAGAGTTGTGAGGCAGTTATCAATCAACCATCCACCAGTTGATTGAAATGCGTGAGACCAAACTTGAGCCCAGGGAAGATCTGCTTCTGGATGTGCTGGAAGAAATCGGATTACAGCAGATCCAGTATCTCCTTTACCTAGCGATGGTTTCCAAAAACGATCATCGTCTTTAGTCCCACTGTCATTCAGTTTTTCAACTTGCTTGATGAGTTTCTCGGTGAGAGAACCCATCTTAGATTGCTTTTTAAGATCAGCAAAAGACATTCGTATTCTCCGTATTAGTAGTATAAAATGTATTGGTACGTATTAAGTGTAGCAGGTATAAGATCAAACGTCAAGAGATCTCTCAATTGTCTTTAAAGATTTTTCCATTTGTTCAAAAAATGCATTAATACCTTGCTCTGGTTTGAATCCAAAAAGTTCTGCATGATGCATGATCTTTTCTTTCATTTCTAAAGCTTCTGGATCATCAGAAAGAGATAATCTAAAGATAAACAATTTTTGTTTTTCTAAAAATTCTTTCATCAATTCCAAATATTTCCTTTTATCTTTTGTCTCAGCAAAAGGAAGATATAAAAGTTGATTAAAAACCTTTGTTTGAAGAGCATCAAGTTCTTTCAAAGATTCTCTGACTACTTCTGAATCAAAAAATCTACTCATAAATTATCTCCTTGATAATTTGCTTGTACTTATCTACATTAATATTTAGAAAAGGTTGA